CTAGACATGGATGGTTTTTCTACTGTTTCCAATAAAGAAATATTTGATTACATAAAGGATAATTTAACCTTTGACCAGTTAATTAACGAGCATAATTACTCATGGGTTCATGTTTCTTATTATTTGTTTAATTGTTGTTTAAGCGTATTGATATTTAGTTTTTACATTCCTATTGCCATTTAAACGAGCAATAAGTGTAACCTTATTCATTCCTAATAATTTGGCTAATTCAGTTGCTGAATCATAAAATACACCTGTTTGCGTATCTATTACAATTTTCTTATGTACACTAACATTTAACCCATTACTATAAGCGTGTAATTGATTCTCGCTATTATTACACCATTCTAAGTTAGATATATCATTATTTAACTTATTGCAGTCTTTATGGTTTATTTGTGTTTTACCTTCTATTTTATTAATAAAGCATTCAGAAATTAACCTATGTAATTTATATGTCTTAGCCTTCCCATTTAAATATAATCCTATTCTTAAATAACCTTTTTCATCTTTACTAGGTTTTAAAAACTTATTATGTTTATTTGACCAAACTTTACCATTACAATAAATAGTATAAATACCTAATTGCTTTGTCATATTACTTTAATTTAGATTCTAAAGTTATGATTCTTTCTTGTAATTCTTGAATACTTTTTACTAATATTGGAACTAATTTTGAATAGTCAACTCCTTGCATTTTTGCATTACCCTCTTCATCAATTTCATCTTTTTCACCATATACTGCATAAGGAACTACTTCTTGTAATTCGTGTGCTAAAACTCCATATGCCCTTGAATTATCAATTTTCCATTCATAATCGTATGTCTTAATTAAATTAATTAAACTTAATCCATCATATTGTTTTAAATCTTGTTTTAATCTATAATCAGAAGTAGTTACATAAGCCGTTGCAGCAGCCGTTGCTAAAATATACCCTACTGAAGTTCCTGATATATTTAAGAAATTTACTGCTGCTGCACTATACGAATTAATAGGTCTTGTTGTTATTGCATTAGTTGTATTACCATCATATTGTACATTAAAAGCACCACCTCCAGAAGTTGTTCCAATACATACATTTCCAGACGATGTGATACGCATTCTTTCGGTAACTGCAAGCGAGTCATCGGCGGTATAAAATAGTAATACCCCACCATTAGTATTAGCAGTTGAACTTCTAGCAGCACCTCGTATCATGGCATGAATATAATTAGTACTAGGGTCACCTGCTAAATATCCATTAAAAGTAATTTGTGGGCCACTATCTGCAATCTGTGAGGATGCTGTAGTTCCTAAATATATAGTAGATGTATTTGCATTTGTTCTTACATCTAATTTCCCACTCGGGATGATTGTGCCTATTCCTACGTTGCCTCCGTTTTGCACAGTAAATAATACATTCCCACCTACTGTTCCATAAGAAGTTCTTTGAGCAATATTAAAATTACTTGCACCTGTAAAAAATAAATCTGTTCCTCTACCCGATACTTTTTGTACACCAAATTCATATGTACCATCTCTATAATAATACTGTTCAGTTACATTATCCGATGAACCTCTATTATTTAATATACCATTTACAGTTACATCATTACTAAACGTGGCGGCTCCTGTGACTCTTAGAGAACCACTAAAAGAAGATTCTCCTGTTGCATAAAATGTAGCTTCTCCTGTTGTCGCTAAAGATAAATTTTTACTCCAAGAAGCACCACTCCAACCATAAATATCTAAAGAACCACCTGCACCAAGTTGTAAATTTTGTGAAAATAAAGGGCCACTAGCACTGGTTAATTTAAAAAAAGATGAAAAACTTGATGAACCATTTTTTACGGCATTATATTCTGTTGCTTGAACACTACTACTAAACCTTCCCGTTCCGTTGACATCTAGCTTGTAGCCTGCATCAGTAGTAGTACCGATAAGGAAATTTCCACCTAACCCATTTGAAACAACATTACCACCGCTATAATTTAAGTATAATGTACTAGTTGTCCCAAGTCCAAATGCAGCTATTTCATTATGAGAAAGTCTAGTAAACCCTGTTGCTCCTACAAGTTTAGAAACTATTGTTCCTCCGACTTGTAAGTTATTTGAACCATCATCAGTAGTGTTTAAAAGTAATCTACCACTTGCATTTAAGGTCATTGCAGAAGTAAAGGTTATAGCATTACCTGCAGTTCCTGAAGGAGCATTGTACCAAGTGTGATTTCCACCTGATTGTTGGTAATAACTCGCAGCATTACTTGATGCATATTTATACCCACTATCAAAATAAGCATTTTGTATTATGTTGTATTGCGTTGCATTTACCCCCCATATTGCGTTACCTATGTTTCCAATTTCAATAGCCTTTCCTAATCCCCACGCACTCGGTGTAACTCCTAATCCTAAATTGCCTGAAGCATCAAGACGCATTTTTTCACTACCACCTGTCCAAAATCTTAAATTATCTCCATTAATTATTAAAGGGTTTGCAGCACTTATAGCATCATTAAAGCTACTAATTCTTGCAACTCCGCCTGTTTCATTAAATGCTATATTTAAATCAGTTGCTACTTTTACTTGAAACTTACCGCCTAATGTTGTTGCCCCAATTCCAATATTACCACCGCTTTCATATATTACACTATTCCCTATTGTACTTGCACTTGTAAATTTAGGTAGGTAGTTTGTAGTACCCGTTCCCGTTACAGGGTTGCTTAAGGTAGAAGTAGAACCATCTGCCATTAAATACTGACTTGATGTTCCTCCACTTTTAATAAACGAAAAAGCAGTTATCGAGTTTGAGAAAGTAGCAGTACCATTAGTAGAAGAAAATAATATAGGCCATGCAGTGCTACCAAAGAATCTTATAGGGCCATTACCAGCAAATTGTAATTCTATAGCTGTGCCTATTGTTGTTCTATCTATTGTACCACCAGATATTGTTAAAGAACCATTAGTAAAATCAGCAGCCGTTAGTAACGAAGTAAATGTCTTTAAGCCACTAATCGTTTGTGTTGTCGCTAAAGTTACATAAGCACTTAAATCAGGTGCGTAATTAGGAATATTTAAAGTAGCACCTACCAAAGTTGCTGCACCGCTAGTTCCTGTTGTTGTTAATGTTAAAGCGTTTTGTTTCGCACTAAAAGTACTCCAATCAGCAGAACTTAAAGCACCTCGTTTTGTTGATGATGCCGTTGGTAAGTTAAAAGTATGAGTATCTACTAAGCTATTAATATTAAAATCAGTTCCGCTAGTACCAGTTGCAAAGTATTGAGTATTAGCAGTTAAGCCATTTAAAGAACTTACACCCGTTGAAAAAGTAGTAATAATTTGGCATAAATTACCGTCTTCAGTATGTAAAGTTGAAGTTCTACCTACCGAATTGTCTACAATGTAAACCCTTAAAGCAAGCCTGTCCGTAACTAACAAAGTAGTTTCAGGAACTGCCATTGAAGTAATATATAAATCTGTTGTTGTTCCGCCTGTTATTTCTTCAGGATTTAATGAAGTACTTGCTATTAAAGTAAAAGTACTTCCATCATATTTTAATAAATCTAAATAAAACTTTTGGTTACCACCGCTTGAACTCATAGAAAAGAACATCTCAAAGTTCCAAGCACCTGAAGGTATTAACAACCTATTAGGGTTACCCGCATCTGTTAAAAACTCCGCTACTAATCCGTTACCTACTAAACTAAAGTCTGTTCCCGTTCCTATAACTGCAGTATTAGACATCTGCTTATAACCTGCTACACTTGCGTTAACACTTCCGTTCAAATAATAATAAACAGAACTACCACCGCCTCCCGTTGTAGGGAATGTAGCTAATTGTCCATCGCCTCTTATATATTGACTAGCCGTACCTGCTCCTGTTACTGCAATCGTTCCATTGGCCGTTAGGGGGCTATTAGCGACACTAAAAGCACTAGGCATAGATAAACCTATAGAAGTAATTAAAGTAGGGAACGTAGTTAAATTACCTGCTCCGTTTATATATTGCAAATTAGTTCCTGCAAAAGCAAAAGCTAAAGTTCCTGCCGTTGTAATTGGGCTGCCTGTTAATCCTACTGAATTTCCCGTAATAGAAGCCGCTACACTTGTAACCGTTCCCATTGCACCGCCTGACCTTTCCCAAGTTGAACCTGAATAAACTACATAATCGCCCACTATAAAAGCAATAGGCCCAGCACCGAAGTTAACCGTACCTGCTACGTTACACAAATAAACATCTCCTGCGTTACCCGTTCCATTTGCTAAAGTAGGAGTATTAGTAGCTGCGTTCCAAGTTCCTAGAAACTCCATAACGCTATTAGGAAGCTGACTAACTAATATTTTGCCACTAGAATCTAGTTGCGGAATACCATTAGCAGTATTTATAGGAAGTGAACTTAACACCCCTGTTGTACCTGTTATTACACCATTTAAACCTCTTACCCTTGCTCCGCCAGTAATATCTATCTGATTTGACATCTATGTTAAGTTAATTATTTAAAAATAGCCCTTATGAACTCATCACTCTCTAGCACTCGTGCAAAGGTAAGAACTCCTGTCGACGTATTAAATGTAACATTTTCACCGCTAGGTGCACCAACTGAAGAAATTACCCTAACCTCTATACCGCCTCTTGTTACAGATATACAAGTCAATCCTATTGCTCCTAACCATGTTATACTAGATTCTCCACCTGCTGCTGTGTAATCAAACATCTTAACAGTAGAACCGCCTATTATTATATTAGTAGGAGTAACCTCTATTCCAGTCATATAATAAGCCCCTGTGCCCTGTAATGATACAGAATAGGTAGAAGCACCTTCAACGGGCCCAGATAGGCTTAATGAGGTTAAATTGGCCACTCCCGTCAATACAGTATCTCCTAAAGTCCCTGTAGTTCCATTATCGTTATCTATCACAAACTTTATCGTTAATGGAGCCCTGCTTAATTGAAGTTGAACTAAATAAGCATAATTGTAATTAGGCGATAAAGTAATAAATCCATCGCATTTAACACTCCAACTAGCTACGTCATTTTTATATTCTTTAAACCATGCAGAGGCTTGACTTGTTACTTCCACTTGCCCAACTGATATATCTAAAGAGCAATTAGTGGCAGCTCCAAATGGAGTTCCTACTTCTAAATTGGTTTGTATAGAAGCCTGATTATCTGCTTGAGTATAAATTGTAACAGTTCTAGTACCAATACCACTAGATATAAATTTAACTAATAACCTATCCGTACTACCTAAAGAGGTAGGTGGTATGTTAATATTTGTCGTATATAGATATTTAGCAGTATTCATAAATGGAATATTGCTAGAAACATTTATTAATGTAGCCGTAGTCCCATTATATTTATATAATTCAACTTGCATAAATGGAGTGCCTGATAAATCTCCGCTTAAAGAAGCATAAAAAGATACAGGCCAAGTTCCAGAATCTATACTAGTCACATTTGGCTCATTACTATTTGTTATAAATGAGCAAATAACCCCATTACCCGTTTTTGTTAAATCAGCCGAAGACGTATTTATTTGTGTTCTTGCCATTTGGTAGCAAAGAGAACCAGCAAAAGTGCCTTGTTCTACTCCTCCATTAAAATAGTACATAACGTCATTTTGATATGCGTATAATACTATATTTGTTCCATTTATTACTGATGCCATATTAATATTTTACTAATTACCTAGATATTTTATACTTTCAAAAGAATCATTATCATTGTTGTCTATTTCTATAAGCTGAATAGATGTGCTTTTATCATTATATGGGTCTATTGTCATTCTATTTGCCATAAACTTTTTATCATTATACGATAAGGCATCAGTTGCAGAATCTTGTATTGTATATTTATTTTGCAAATATATAAGATTACCAGAATGGTCGTAGTTTCCAATATTCCCTTCTAATGTTGCGATGTTTTTATTAAATATATTAGAATATTGTCTACATATCAACTTAGGTAACATTGAAAAATATCCATCCCTACCATATCTATACCAACTAGTCAAAAGATTTCTAGATGCATTATACATGGTACCTATTGGACTAGGAATAGTTACATTTTTATATATAGAACCATATGGAACTTCTATTTCTTTTACCAATGCTTTATTATCACCAAGTTCTCTTTTAATTTGTATCGCAGTAGACTCACTTGGATTTTGTTCTAATTTAAAGTTATTTACAAAAAATAGATTTATGCCATTATCGCTTGGAACATAAAAACCAATTTTACAATAACCTTGAGCCTCTGTACTTGACATACTTATTTTGCCAAAAGGAATTTTACGAGAATATGTAGCCCTTAATTCAGGCAAAAATAAACGAATCCCACTATTATGATATGGGTTATCTTGAGGTATTTGTATGTAAGAAACAGATGTTACCCAATTATCATCTTCGTTTAAATAATAAACAGTTGACCCAACATAAACAATAATATATATATAAGCTATAGCTACTACCCCATATGCATAATTTGGATTTGTTAACCCATAATTAAAGCTAACCGTACCTGGGAAACCCATCATATTTGGTAAATAGGCTGGAGTTGTGTTATTCCCTTGCATTTCTATCTTAACAGTTCCAAGTCCGCCAGTTGTAGTACCAGACTGTAATCTTAGAGTATTAAATACTTCATCATCATTATCTTCAGTATATAAAAATCCAGCTCCAGTAGTTGTAAGCGTAAATCCAATTGGGGCGGTATTTGTTCCTGTAAACCCCTTAAAATCTCCATCAGTTATGTAGTTTTGTGCATAATTGAATGGGGCATTTACAATTAATCTAGAATAACCTTTTTTAGTTATTTTGGTTTGACTATTATCTATGAAATGCACATCACCTGCTGTATAAGGTTTTATCTCTATTAAATTTGATAATGTCCCTCCAGATATTACTGATGGACTTGTTCCTATTTGATATTTTGTATAATAAACATTATCATCAACTATTTGACTTATTGGCATTATCCACCAATCACCATTATACTGGAATAGTTTGCAACCAAAAGAACGTACAATATTGTCAAGTAATGTATGGTAATCAATATTAACAAAATCTCTTATAAATTGATATGTTTGAGATAATGGTTCGTTTGTAACAGCATCTCCTCTATTTAGCATTCCAGATGCAAAATAAGATACACATGAATATAAATAAGTTGTTACAGGGAAATCTACTTGTTTTAAGCAAGTGTTTATTACAGAAATTAAATTTATTAATGAATTTGTATTTGCATTAAATGATTCATATGTTGTATATTTTAAATAAGATAAAGCATCAACACAAACAAATTTAACTTCTTGATGACCCGTTGTAAATGGAACTTGTATATAATCATTGAAAAGATATCCTCTCCATCTAACTACTTCTGATTCTCCATTGTATACTAATTCAACATAGTATTTATTATCATTAAAATTAAGTAAGTCTGGGAAGTTATCATAATCTTCTTCGGTAGATATTAAAAACGATATATTTAATTCAGAAGAAACTACTCCAGCCGTTGGCTCATCCGTATTTGAATTTGGATTTAGTATAATACTAGTTGGTCTATATTCATAAACACTATGTATAATAGGAGATTCCTCGTATATTTTAACTGTCATAGAGAATCCATCTCTCAATTTTTCGGTAAGCGTATATCTTAATTCGTATGCCATTATGCTAAACTAATGTTTTGTCCTTTAAGATTTGATGCCTTTTGTGCTCTATTTACTGACAAAAGTAAATCTTGTCCTCTTAAAACAAATTGACCACCACCTCCGCCTCCGCCAATCATTTCTTTCAATTTATCTAAAGGAGCAACTACTTCTGGATTATTAGCCGCACCAGGATATTCTCCCATTAATCCCATTGTAGGGCCTGATATAATACCGCCATTTGCAAACTTTTTAGTCTTGTTTTTGCCTAATGATGATTTTAATGCAACTCCTGCGGCTATTGCAGCTATACCAATAGGAATCATAAATGGTGCCAATAATCCTCCAGAAGCAAACAATGCTTTAATTGATATAAATAATTTTGACATTGTTACCAAATATGTTCCAAGCTGTATCATTGCATCTGCTATCATTCCCAGAAATCCATCCATGTTAAATCCCTCTCCAGAAAACATATTCCCTAATTGAGTACCAAATTCGACTAAAACACCAGTAGCTAAATTATTAATTACTTTATTAAAATCTAATTCAAATTGTTCTATTGGGTCTATGAGACCCTCTAAAGTGGCTTTTAGATTTTTTATGTTTTCATCAAATAATGTTGTTCCCGCACCAGCTTCAATAGCCGATTGTTTGAATTTTTCATTATCTGCTATAGCTGATTCAATGGCAGCCTTTTGAGCTTGATAATTTCCTCTTGTTGCTTTTAGTGTAGCTGAAAGTTGAGCATTCCTATCTTTTATTTCAGTTTTAGCAAAATCATCGTTTATTTTCAATAAAGAATCTACAATATCTTCTTTATTTTTTAATACTATTTTGTTTATACTTTCTTCATTCTTTTCGTATTCCTTTGTGTTTTTATCAGCTATAGCCATTATGGCTCTACCATATTCTTGTTGATTTACAAGCATATCTGATTCAAAACCAGCTCTAATATTTTCTATTTCATTAGTAGATTTTTTTTCTAGTAAAGCTCTTTCTAGTGCTAGTCTTTCTTCTTCTTTTATTATTAATTTACCATAATAATAAAACATATCTATTTCATCCTTAAAAGTAGCTTGTTCTTTTTTTAATCTATCTAATCCTGAAGTATCTTTATATTTATCAATTTTACCCTCTTTATTTGATTTATCAAAAGGATTTGTAAATGTTTTTTTATTAGCCTGGTCTAATATATCTTCTAAAAATCTTATCTGAGTTTCTGCTTGTGTAACCTGAGTTCTTAAATCGTCAACGCTATCTATTCCAAATAATTTTAAAATACTAATTGACCTCTCTCCCCCTCTTTTTGCTATTGCTAAGGCATTTCTTTTTTCAACTAATCCTATTTGTAATTCAGTAATTTTACCAGAAGCGTATTCTTGTAATTGTTGTTTTTTTAATGCTTCAGTATATAATTGAACTGGAATAATAGCGGCTTCAATGCTTGTTATTTTATCTGCTTCTTCCTTATTAACTTCAGCTAATGCTTTTTTAATATCTTTTAAAGCATTTAATCTTACTTGTTCTGAATTATTTAAATTTAAACCAACTCTAATTAAACTTTCTAAATTTTTAGTATCAGAGTTTGTATAACTAATAGTCTTTTTTAGTTCTTCATTTGTTTTTAAAAGACCTTTATTAAATTCATCATTAGTTTCTTTTGCTTTAAACAAACCTGCATCGTAAGCAGTTACTGCCGCAATTAATGCAGAAAAAGCAAGATACATAGGGCCAGTTGCACCTGCAACAGAACCCATTAGAGCAGGAAGGTTATTCTGAATACCTCTAAATCCATAAGGTAAATCCTGTATAACTAAAGCTAAATTAGTCCATTGTTGATTTGATTGTTTTAAAGATGCACCAGTACCCTTTATAGTATTAGCGGCACCTCCCATAGCTTTTTCGGTCTGTTCTACAAGTTGCTTTGTTTTAGCTATTTTACCATTAAATATTTCTACATCTTTACCTAAAACACTAGACAATGCGGCAGACATAGCCTTCGCATTCTTATTAAACTCGGTTACATCTAAGTCTATCTTAACCTTTACTATTTGTTCAGCCATTTTATTTAATCGGTTTTACATTTTCATAAGATTTGATAACTTCTGCCAATTCTTCGCTAGTCATCACCTTTTGTTTCACAAAGTTACGAATATCGCAGTCGAGCTCTAATAGCTCATTTGGCTTAACCTTTTTACCCTTTGGTAACTGTATATTTATTAATAATGTTGTCTGCCATCTAGTTCTAACCCATTCTTGTTCTTGTTGATGCCTATAACCATACCATACAAAATCTAATTCGGCCATGGTCATATCCCAAAACAAATGGGGAAGCACTTGGCACTCCCCCATTGAATAACGTTCTATGTCAATCCACTCTAATTTTTTTTTACTTCGCCTTTTTTAGCAGGTTTTTTGACATTATCTTCAATCCCACTACTAAGACTTTCAGTTAGAGCAGCCATCACGTCCTGGAACTTTTTACCTGCTACACCGCCTAAATCATCTAGCCAATCACATACATCCATTTCAGTAAATGTTGGTGTTATACCTTCTTTTAATAAAGGATATTCTGCTGCGGCTAGTAACAAGTTGGTTATAGACTCTAATGAATTATCTCCACTTAATGCATCCCCTATTTCTGCTGGACCTATGCCTTGTAGTTTACAGAATCTTTTAAGACTCCATGTACAGAAACGCATTGGTATTTTATTCCCATCAGATAGGATTAGCTCGTATTGTCCTCTCATTTTGCTTTGTTTTTGGTTTGTGTTTGGTTGCTACTATGCGTTAATCCCTAAAGTCAATGCTCCTGTTCCTTTGAAAGAAGAAGAAAATGTAACTGGAGATTCCATATCAGCAGTCATATCTAAACTTTCGATAAAAGCATCACCTGTCCACTTAGAATCTCCTACAACAGCAGTACCGCCATTATTAGTAGTAAACTTCAAAGTAACTTCTGTTCTGCCTGTAACTAAAGCATATAAATCTTCTACATTATAGTCGGTTCCTGAAACAACTGCAAGTCCGTCTGTAGTCATAGACCATGAACGTAAACCAGCAATTTCTTCTGCCCATCCACCGCTATCTTTTGTTGTAGCATCTGGTAAGTCTGCACTTACACTTAAAGAACATGATGTAGCATGAGCAACTACGTTAGTGCCCACATATACGATTAATGATGTTCCGTTAAAAACTCCTGCTGTTGCCATTTTATTTTATTTTACTTTTTTTATAATTGATTCACGAAATGTTCAAATGTTATAATTCTTCTAAAAATATAAGCCTCATCAGTAAAATCAAAAGTAGCCTGATTTGAACCTATCCTTCTAGTTACTATCTTAAAGTCTGGAGCTGCACTTGGATAACTAGCTGGAGCTACTCCAATTATACCCAAAAGCTCGTTAGTCTTTTCATCTACTGTTTTTTGACCAACTTCTCCTACTTTAAAAGTCCTATAAACAATGTCAAATTGAATTGTAACATCGAAGCTGTAGCTTGTTTTGTCACTATTCTCTGCATAAGTTTGACTACTTATTATCAAAAATGGAGGCTCTACTTCATCGGGTGCCATAGTATCATAAACACCTAAAGAATAAGAGGCAGCAGTTAGCTTGTCAAAGTAAGCCTTTCGTATAGCAAATCCGCAGTCCTTCATATTTTTACAAATTTAACAAAATATATTTATATCTTAATCTTCTTAATCTTATTCACCAACTTACCTATAAGTTCATCTGCTGAATTAAATAGATAAGGGTTAGGTGTTCTATTTACTTTTTTACCACTTGAAGCCTTAAATTCACCTGCATAAACCTCTATTGCTGAATTATCTAAGTTTTTGTAATTAGTTTTTCGATACCCATTTCCTGTACCAAACTCTACATATCCAGCATAATTAACTAAATGACCTTTTGAGTTAGTTACATTCGGTAATCCCGCCTTAACTATTGAAGAACCATCTGATAGCTTAGTAGCTCTTATGCTTGTTCTTAAAGCTGATGTATCTACATGAACTCTAGCCTTAGCCTTGTTTTCTATTTCTAATGCTGTTTCCCATATAATTTTAGCTGATTCAGCTGCCATTAATTGAGGTGCTTGTGCAAATTTCCTTAAAATAGCATCACCGCCAGTAACCTTCATTTCAAATCTAGCCATTTTTAAAGGTTGAGCAATAAATGATATAATATTTATTTAGGTCACCTTCGTTTACTATAGAGTTAATTATGTAGGTTCTATTTCTAAAACTTATAAGCAATTTATTAGTAAATGTCTTAGAAGTAGTATATCTAAATCTAAAATTAATATTATCTGTAAGGCTATCTTTGCTAATAATATCAGTCCTATCATTGGTTTCTTTATATATCTCTGCCCAACAAGTATAATAGTCGGCAGCAGTATTCACATAACCACCTGCACCATCAGATACTCCAGTCTTGCTCTTGAACGTAATTCTATTTCTTAGCTTACCTATCATTATAAAAATATTGATATGCGTTTAAATGGCTTCATAAGCTCGTATGCGGTCGTTAAATTAGCACTTGGTCTAGTTGCCTCAACACTAGACTCTCTGTACTCGTATAGGTCTGAAACTAGCTTTAAAACGGCAGTCTTCATAGATTCTGGTGGGGTTGCATATCCACAGGTGTAAGTAAACCTAAATTCGCTATTATTTACCCCTACCATATAAACTTTTTTATATGTATCACCTAATACAAAGTAATCACCCGCTACCATCTCAATCCAATCTGTTCCGCTTAGGTATTCTACTTTAGTGATATTATTTGTTGGAGTATACGGAAGTTCTATAAACTCGTTAACAAAAGCCACAGCTTTCAATGTTCTAGGTGTCATTGCCACACCAGCATACTGCTCAAGTCTTATTCTAGCCGTATCTATTAAATCTTGGATAAGAACGTCATCTTCACTATAATCCACTCTTAGGTAGTTCTTAGCTTCCGTAAGTGTTATAATTTCTGCCGTAGGTGCGGTTACTACCGTTACATCTCTTAAAATCTGCATCCTTGATATTTTTACAAAAATAACTAAAATTTATGGTATGTGCATTAAATGGTCTATATCCAAGCAAATGGTACTTTGCAGATGTCCCCCATTTTAAACAGACCTAGTGGGTTCAATGCTCTTCGTTGCATCCGCATATCTAACGGAGTATCGTTGTTTGTTAAACTTGCTTGTCGATAGTTGTCACCATTAAGACATTGCTACCACTTTTAACGATACTTATAATCTACACTTAGCCAAATTTTAAACTCTAAGTGTTAAGCAACAAGAACTAAAACTTTCATTTTAAAGCATCGGGCGATACTATCAGGGTACAAACTTGTTAAGAAACCTGACCGATAATGTAATAAAAAAACCCACCAAAGAAAGAGTTTGATGGGTTGATTAAAACACTCCTAGAAGGAGTAGAACTATAATATTGAAACTATAGCGGGGATTATTCAACCCGATATTGTACTCTTTCTACACTATCGGATTTGCTACACAAAGATACAAAGTATTTTAATTATACCAAATAAAAAAGGGGAGCAACTTTTGTGTTACTCCCCTCAAAGGTATATAAATTAAGTTATATTACCAAAACCTTAGGCTTGGTTGCCAAAATCCCCGTAAACAAATGCACTGTTATAGTAAATAGGGAATGCAATTCTAGCCTCAACTCTTACAGTAATCATGTTCTCAGTAAAGTTATTACCATCGAACTCAGAGAATTGTACAGAGATACCTTGATTCTGCATGATTTGAGCACCCATAGACCAGTCACCTACTAAGAACTTATCAGCAGTAATAGCTGTAGACTTATAGATAGGGATACCAGCGATAGTCAAAGCACCATCAGTTGTAACAACTGTAGAACCTGGTAAAGAGTAAGCAGAAGCTGTATTCTTAGTATTTACGATATTAGCCCAATCTGAAGGGTTAATCAAAATACCTGTAGCAGAATAGTTAGAAGCCTCAACTTGTGCGATAGCTTGAACTAATTGCTCTACGTCAACTGTAGCAGCACCTGTAGGTGTAGCAGCATTAACTGTTAAACCAGTTAAGTTAGGAGCAGTACCGTTACCGAAAAGTAATTGAGCATCTTCAGCGATAAGATATTTCTCTAACAAACGAGCTTGTAAGAAAGAAGTCATAGCAGGTACATCATCTAACATTTGACGAGAGATTTTAACGTAACCAGCGATGTACTGTGCAGGAGCATCAGTCATAGTGATATCAAAATCAACTTGAGCTTTACCGCTTCCTTGAACTTGTGGAGCTGGAGCACCTTCACCACCTGTTTCTTTAGGGAAAGTAAATAAACCTGTAGATAAAGAACCTACTGGTAATAAACTTCTAACGTGTATTTTACGAGAAGGTAGAGCATATACTTGAGGAGCATATTGACGAGTGATATCACCTGTAAGGTTAACCGCTTCTGTCATGTTACCAACTGTTTTAGTATCTAGGATAAAGCTAGTACGCTTTTGTTCTCCACGACCTAATTTTGCAATGCTGTCAGCATTCTTTTCAATAGCTTCGCCTAATGTAGCGTTAAAGCCTTTTACTTGATTTTCGTTCATTTTAATACGATTGTTTTTTGCCTCTAATTTATCAGCAGCGTCTTTAACTACTGTAATTTGAGATTTTAATTCTTCTAATTCCGTTTTTAAGCCTTCTACCGCTACTGCGTTTTCAGCTTTTAGTGTATCGATAGCACCGTTAACTTCGGTTTTAACGCTTTCGAAAGCACCTTTAATTTCTTCTACCATTAGTTGAAAATTTTAAATGATTGTAAATATTTGTTTACCTCGATTTCAATAGAAACCATCGGGTCTTCCTCTTCTTCCAATGCATCTTCGGCTTCACACTCGGGATTTTCGAGTTCCCCAGGGAAGTCTGTTAGCGGTTGTTCTTCAGTAGGTACTGATGTTTCGTCTTCCATTTCAGCGAGATATTGTTGTAGTTGTTTAAGTTTAAGTTCCAACAATCCGAATGTTTCATCAGTAAACTTGCCTGTTCTCAATGACTTAATGGTTTTACTCATTTCATCAATTAGAGTTGCCTTAATCTGACTCTTCACTCCGATTGTAGGTGTATTAGAGTTTGCACCCCATAATACAGAACTACCTTCAAACAATCTTATTTCAGTTATTTCATTGAACGCTTGTTTAGCTTGTGACTTTACAGTCTGAAAGCCAATACTATGTTCAGTTATATGACCAGCCTTATACAGCTCGTAGGTATCATTACCTAAAGTTGTGTTCGGCATTTTTACTCTTGCTAGTAATCCAAATCCATCTTCTACTAATTCGTAAGGCTTAGATACAGGCTTGTCTGTAGAATGATTGAACAAATGCCAAATTCTATTCTTAGCCTGTGGGCCATTCTCTTTAATAGACTTAGTAAATGCTCCTGGCATGATTACATCACCATCACTATCTACATTACCAAATGCAGAATAGTAGACAGATATTGTCCTGCTACCATCCTCCATATCTACTGGAGTGCTACTTACTGCCTTTTTATTATAAAAATTACTCATATTTATTATTTATACATATACCGTACAACATCTACAATTACAATTATTAATAGCTAGTCCTGATGCATCATGTGCATATTGCATTTCGATTATACCATGTTTAGGTGTATTTACCATAAACGGTTGGTTGACATAAAGTCTAAACCCATTTTTATCAGGGTCAGTCTGTTTATCTAAATCTCTATGCCAATTTCTAGGCCTAGCAACATATTCTGAATGAACCCATTGCTTTTGCAAAAGTAGGTTAACATTTTTAGCCGCACCCATGGCACCAGTACTTAACGCTTGATGCGTTTCTGTTCTGGCAATAAGTAAACTCCTTGCGTTGTTTATTTTACCTTCTTTTAGGGTTTGTATAGCTAGTGAATTTACCTCGTTGCGACTTAAATTATTTTGTTGTCCATACAATATTGCATTTGACAATAAACGGCTAATCTCGTTTTCGGTAGTATTTTCTATACCATACATTTTAGGCCCACTAATTGCTGTCCAATAAGACAACATAAAAGCTAACCATTCATCGAATATGTTTAAAGGGTCTAAATCAATAGACTCTTCTTTTTTATAACTGTCAAACATCTTTTGGTATCTAGTGGCTGTGTAACCACCAGTACTCTCATACAAAGTTCGTAAAATATTATTAATTCTATCTTGAGCAAAAAATACTTGACGATTATTAATAGTTTGTTCTACTCCTAGTGCTTTTACATATTCCGCAGCTTTATCGAAATCAGATTGTAAAGCAGCCAATATTTTAGGCTGGAACTCTGTTATCGACTTCCTTGCAATCTTTTGTTGCAAAGCAAACTGCTGCGAAGGATTCAATAATTTTGACATTATTTAACTGGCGGTACATTATAATCACCTTGTTGTTGAGCATCTCTAGGGTCTTGCAGCATAGTTAGTTCACCTATAGGCAAGTAACCTGCTGGTATATATATTTCATCCATAGTAGATTCCATAGAAGTATCATATCTCATTGCAGCTCTTTTCTCGTTAGGTGTAATCCACCATGATTGAGAAAGAATAGCACTAAGCTCTTTCATATCCTCTTGAAGCTCAGGGAATACTGTAATATCAAAATCTATATAATACCCTTGTCCTATTTCAACAGAGAAGAATCTATTTAACGCATCACGAATAGCTACTAATTCAGGAAGAACTACTTGTGTAAGCATTTCCTTCTTAGCCTCTTTAATGTTATTATAAGTTTTGTTATCAGGGTCATTAAACAAAGCAGAGTTAACTCCATAAACATTACAAAGTTCTCTAAGTGTTATTTTCTCTGATTCTAATAACTGCAAGTCAACAGGGCTCATACCCATATTAACCCATCCAAGTTTAGCACCTGCAATAAGGATATTACCAGCGTTCTGAGTAATCTTTCCTTTAGTTCCGTACTGATTGTAAAAATCCTCTTTTAATTTACCTGCTTGTTCAGGGCCAAAGTCATTATTTTCATCAGCATACAAGATACCTTTAGGCCCTTGATTCTGTAACATCCCTACTGAAGTATCTTTAGCGTCATTACTACGTTGTACAGTTCTGTACGCAGCTTGTAATGGAGAAAGACCATATAGTTGTTGGCCGTTAGTGTCAAAGTAAGGGTTGAAGTATTTTAGATGGATTACGTCTTTCGCATCTAACTGGTCCCACCCAACTAATGTAAAAGTATAACCTTCAACCCCATTTATAGTACCATCGGAGATAATGGCTACATATTGAGATGGGAGAGTAACAAGTTCAGCAACCTTCCCACTTGCAAGCCTATTGGCCCAAATGTAAGAGTTACCTGTAATTAATTTGTAACCTACCACATTCTCTATGAATTCAGAGAATGATTGATATTCGTTAGGTCGTTCAAGTAAAGCGTTTAATTCAGAATCAGCAATCTCTTGTATAGCTTTTGACCTCATTAATTCTGCTTTTGCTATATCAGCTCCAGTAGAAGAATTTTGAATCATTGCCTTATAAGTGTTTAGGCTTTTCTTGTCTTTTACCTTATAAACATAAAAAGGAACTGTAGAGATGGTTTTAGATATACGTTTAACAATGGAATATACTTCGCTATTGTTTTCATAATCTAATACATATTTTCTTTGATTTAAGTCAGGATAAAGAACTCTTCCGCTTACCAGACCTGCAAAGTCTTGAAATGGATTCTGATTAAATTGAATCGGGGCAGCTGCCTTTTGTTTAAAAGGATTGACTTTCCCTAATATTTCGGATAAATTCACGCTAAATGATATTTTTACAAAAGTAACAAATTTTTAACCTATACAACCCATCCTCGTTTTGGTTTGGCATATTTTGTATATATGGCATACCTCATTGAATCCATCAAGTGGTCACGAAACTTAACAGGTTCATCTAAAGTATTGCCATCGTGGTCGGTCTTCCACTTATAGTTTTTAATCTCATCCAACAAGTCAAGTGAATCACTTTTCACAAATAATGAAAATGATTTAACCTTATTGATACCAGCATACACATCTTTGATTGCAGGCTTTAAGTTAAACCCTGCTTTATTTATTTCTGCTATTGTTTTCGGTTCTGCCGCATCCGCAAAGATTTCATCCCTTCTGCCTAGTCCTATAGACTTTAGGCGGTCAATAAGTAACGAAGTGGCCATTTTAGTGTCGTAGATAAGCTGCTCAACGTATATCTCACCGTCATAGTGCTTGACACGCACCAAGGCTGTTTGGTTGTTATATCCAAAGTCAAGTCCATAAAATATTTCTCCTCCTTCGGGAAAGTTTCGTCTGCGTTTCCAATGTGTGTAAATAGTCGCCTCTGATATTGCTCTTTCTCCTAATCCATATACTCTCCAATACTGATGGTCGGAATCTCTTAATCTTTCAATCTCGTCTACGATAGATTTTTCTAAAAATGGGTTATCCTTGTAAGTAGTGACAGTAAAGTCAGCATCTTCACGAGGAACCACCTTATCGTAAATCCAGGAGTAGTAATCCGATGGGTTATAGTCAATGACAATCTTTTCCGTAGTACGAAGGGCTAACTGCATCCAAGATTCGTAGTTTACCTCGTTAGCCTCGTTTATAAACAAGTAATTCCTTTTTCGACCCCTTATCTTTTGCGGCTGGTCGGTAGATACGAACTCTACGGTATTGCCTCCTAAAAAGTACAGGTTTTCCGACTTGTTGTGTTTTTCCTCTGAGTATAAACCATATTTCGAGAGTATCTCTATGAAATCTCGCATTACGGAGCCCTTGATAGACGGCAGCGAGGAACGACAGATAGTCAGCGTCTTTCCCTTCTCTTGTAATAGTTTGACTATAAACCAAGTCAAGATATTGTAAGTTTTGCCAGACCTTGTTCCGCCTTGCATAACTGATATTTTTTTTTGGCTGTTTTGCAGGATTTCGAAGACGATGTTTGTGGTTACATTCATAAGACATAGGAAAAAAAATTAAAAAATTGGTTGCGTGTTTACCATTAGAAAACTTTTGGTTTTATACAAGGGTAGACCCCCTTTGCTATTTTAAGCCCCATTTAAGCCTTTCAATCCCAAAGTGGACACATAGTACTACACATAGGGTTAAAAGCCGTAGAATCGCCTTAAAATGCGAAATAGAGGCATTGTAGCTACTCCTCATACTCACCATCTTCATTAATATCCAATATCACCATATCATGTGAGGCTTCTGGAGTCGGTAGGACGCAGTATAAGACTTGGTTGAAGGATGACCCTGACTTTGCTAAGAGATTGGCTGAAATTGAGCCTGAGGAGATAATGCTTGACTTTGGCGAACAAAAGCTGATGGAGAGGATTGCTAGGGGTGATACCTTAGCGACCATGTTCTTGCTCAAGACTAGAGGTAAGAGAAGAGGGTATATCGAAAAGACTGAGGTTGCTCATGAAGGAGATGTCGTTAAGCAGATTACTGTTAATGTCTTAAAGGCTAACCATGTAGAGGAACTACCGAGTAGTACGCAGCAGTTGGATGGGGATGAGAACCTTTTGGTTGAAGATAGCGGAATGGTCGTTCCTGCTACAGAGGCAGGTCATATCCAAGATATTCCGCTTTATGAGTTCGATAAAGAGGTAGATTTACCTAATGAGATGGATATTTACGAGGAATAGTGTTTAAATGCCATTTTAAGGCGATTCTAGGGCATATCTGCCTTTGAGTAGTACTATATATCCAAAACGATGCAAAGTGTCTTAAATCGCTTCTAAATGCCTTTTAAATAGATTGCATGAATTTTTCCGAATTAGTGTCACTAATTTATATAAATATGTGACAAAGTAAGGGGTAATTCGGTAGTAATACTACTACCATTAGCAAAATTATAAACTCTTGTTGTACCTAAATTATAAAGTCAAGCTATAACTTTATTATTTTACAAAAAAGTAAATAAAGTAAAGTAATAAGTTTACTCAATGGAGTGAGTAATTTTACTCAATGCACTTCATAATGTGCATTTAATGACGCATTTTGCAACCATTAGTGTCATTTAAGGCACTTTATGGTGGATATTAGGCACAAAAAGGGCGGCAAGTAGAAACAAACCGCCGAAACCATTAGTCTATGAATCACAAAACTACATAAAAAAACCCAGCTTTTTACACTGGGTTAAACCAAACTATGAATCAAACCAAACAACCTAAATTGAACCATCCTGTAACGGCTCATCGTTCGTATCATCCACTCTACGATAGCCTTCCTTCCACAGGACTTTGGTCAAAGTTATTGATTTTTTAATGATAGCTAATTCACTATCGTTTGGGTTAAGTAAATGTAAAACTTCGTGCAGACATATTTCAAGATGTTTCTTGCCTTTTAATCTTGGGTCTAAATATATATTGCCATCACTTTCAGCAATGCCGTGTGCTTGTTCCCTTCCAAGTTTCTTGTATATGATTTTTATTCTCACGCTTTAAGTATTGCTTCATCAGGTCGTTCAATCTCTTTAACTTGTATTCTTTGCCCACCTCGTATTTTGGCTAACATTTTTGTTACCGAATCAACTTCGCT